ATATGTGGATGGATGGTCCAAATGGTTATGGCAAGCTTAAAATCTTGCCAACCCCTATGGGACAACTAATTAAAACAATGTTGGAAAGCGGCGTTAAATTAGGTGTCTCCTCTAGAGGTTCTGGAAACGTCAGTAGTGACGGGTCCAATTCAGTATCAGATTTTGAGATTATCACAGTAGATATGGTAGCCCAGCCGTCCGCTCCAGGTGCTTACCCAACACCAATTTATGAACACCTAATGAATACAAGAGGTGGTTATAATGCCTTCCGCGTAGCGCAAGAGGTGAAAGGTGATCCACAGGCGCAAAAATATCTCAAAGAATCTTTAGTTAATATTATTAATGGATTGAAATAATGACGATTGCTTATCTGTATAAATGGACAAATAAATTATCTGGAAAATGGTACATAGGATCTAGGACTAGAAAAGATTGTCATCCAAATGATGGTTATATTTGTTCCAGTAAACTTGTTAGACCAATGATAATTGAAGATCGGTCTAAATGGAAAAGAACCATTTTGGTTATCGGTAATCCACAATATATTAGAGAATTGGAAAGTAAATTATTAACTAGTTTAAATGCTGCGGACAATGACATGAGTTTTAATCAACACAATGGTGCTGGAAAATTCTCTACTACCGGAATAGCCCCATGTAATAAAGGCAAAACTGGATTACAAGTAGCATGGAATAAAGGACTACCAAAAGAAAAACAACCGTTTTTTGGAAAATCAATTAGTCATGAAGTTCGTGAAAAATTAAGTATTAGAAAACAGGGTGAAAATAACCCAATGTACGGTAAACCAGCATGGAACAAGGGTTTAACTGGTATAACCCATTCTGACGAATCGAATAAAAAACGCAGTGAATCGTTGAAAGGGAAATCTCGTTCACCAGAAACGATAGCAAAAATAAAAAGAACAAAAGCAGCTAACAAAGCTGCGAAACTAAATACAGCAGTAGAAATACCAACGTATAACAAAACCGAGAGCCTGTATTATACAGGAAATCTCCAATAATAGGAGAAACACATGTTAGATGCATTAAACAAATTATTTGAAAACAATGTGATTTCTGGTGAGATTAAAGAGTCAATTGAACAAGCTTGGGATCGTAAAATTTTAGAAAACCGTGAACAAGTTAGTCAACAACTAAGAGAAGAATTCGCTCAAAAATACGAACACGACAAAAGCACTATGGTTGAAGCAGTAGATCGTATGATCTCTGACCAACTTCGTAGTGAAATTGGCGAGTTTGCAGATGATCGTAAGCAATTAGCAGAAATGAAAGTTAAATATGCTAAAAAAATCACTGAAAGTGCTAATGTTATGAAAACTTTCGTAACACGTCAATTAGCATCTGAAGTTAAAGAATTGCACGAAGATCAAATGCAAATGGCAAGTAAATTTGGTGTATTGGAAAACTTCATTGTTGAGGCTCTAGCTCAAGAAATTACAGAGTTCTACAAAGATAAACAAGATTTGGCCGAAACTAAAGTTAAATTACTTCGTGAAGGCCGTAAAGAAATCAAAAAAGTAAAAGAACAATTCGTGCAACGTGCTGCAGTAATGGTCGAAAGTGTTGTAAATAAAGGACTACGTTCTGAAATTACATCATTAAAAGAAGACATTGAAGCTGCTCGTCGTCAAGAGTTCGGTCGTAAATTATTCGAGGCTTTTGCTGCTGAATATCAGACCAGTTACTTAAATGAGAATTCGGAAACTGCTAAATTACTCAAAGTCATAGACATGAAAGATCAAGCAATGCAAGAAGCAGCTAAAGCTGTTTTATCTGCAGAGAAGATTTTAGAAAGTAAACAAGCAGAAATTCGTATGTTGAAGGAATCTCAACAAAGAAAAGAAATCATGGGTGAATTGTTAGCTCCACTAAATAAAGAGCAACGTTCAATTATGGGCGAATTAATGGAGAGCGTAAAAACCTCAAAATTAAATGAAAGTTTCGAAAAGTATCTACCAGCCGTTGTAGCTGGCAAAGCTCCACAAAAGAGACAGGCACTAGTAGAGGCTAAAGAAATAACTGGAAATAAAAATTCCACAACCACTCGTAGCAGCGAAGCGGAATCAAATATCATTGATATTCGCCGTTTAGCTGGGCTTTAAATTTAAGGAGAAATTAAATGTCAGAATTACTTAATGGCCGTTGGGCAGAAACTAAAGAAGCCCTATTAGAAGGTCTACAGGGCACAAAAAAATCAGTAATGGGTGTTACTTTAGAAAACACTCGTAAATATTTGGTGGAATCACCAACCGCTGGTGCGACATCAGCAGGTAACGTTGCAACGTTAAACCGTGTAATCTTACCAGTTATCCGTCGTGTTATGCCAACTGTTATTGCTAATGAATTAGTAGGTGTACAACCATTGACCGGTCCTGTTGGACAAATCCACACTTTACGTGTACGTTATTCAGATACATCATCAGCAGCTGGTGTTGTAGCTGGTGAAGAAGCGTTAAGCCCATTCAAAATTGCAGAAGCATATTCTGGAAACACCTCAACTGGTAAAGCAGCTTCTACAGCTACTTTAGAAGGTCAAGCTGGTAACAGAATGAGCATCCAAATCTTGAAACAAACTGTTGAAGCGAAAACTCGTAAATTGAGTGCTCGTTGGACATTTGAAGCGGCTCAAGACGCTCAAGCTCAACAAGGTATCGACGTTGAAGCGGAAATTATGGCTGCTTTAGCACAAGAAATTACAGCTGAAATCGATCAAGAAATCTTAGCTTCATTAAGTTCATTAGCTGGTACAGCTACTCAAACTTATGACCAAGCACAAGTTTCTGGTACAGCTACATTCGTAGGTGATGAACACGCTGCATTGGCTATCCAAATCAACCGTGTTTCTAACTTAATCGCTCAACGTACTCGTCGTGGTGCTGGTAATTGGGCTGTTGTATCTCCATTTGCATTAACAATCTTGCAATCAGCTACAACTTCAGCATTTGCTCGTACAACTGAAGGTACTTTTGAAGCTCCAACTAATACAAAATTTGTTGGTACTTTAAACAATGCATTGAAAGTTTATGTAAACAGCTATGCAAATGACAGCACCCCAATCTTAGTTGGTTATAAAGGTGGTTCAGAATCAGACGCTGCTGCGTTCTATTGCCCATATATTCCATTAATGAGCTCAGGTGTTGTTCTTGATCCATCAACATTCGAACCTACCGTTTCTTTCATGACTCGTTATGGCTATGTAGAATTAAGCAACACGGCATCTAGTTTGGGGAATGCTGCAGATTACTTAGGTAAAGTAGCAATTACTGATGGCAATGTTAAATTTAGCTAATTTATACTTAGGTATAACAACACAAAAGGGCTCTTCGGGGCCCTTTTTTTATATCTTGGTGAATAAGGATAAATACTTACAGTCATAATAACATCTGACTAATAGTTGGATTTATGCTGAAATCCCTCAGCGTATGACCTAGAACGTCAAGGAGACAAACAAAATGGGAAGACCTCTTAATAAAAAATATTTTGGTAACCGTAACATCGGTTCAATTAGTGTAACTACAGATAATGGTATAGGTGGTTCAAGTATTGCTAGTGTTACATTAAATGCATTGGGCTCATATACCGCTCGTCCTACTACCACATTTTCAGACCCACAATTACCAAACGGTGTGAAAGCTGTGGGTACAGTAACATCACAAGTTAATATTATTACTGCATTCGGTGGAACAATGAGTGATTATACATCAGGTGATGTTGTTACGATTGGTAATGGTACATTATTTACAATTACTGCGGTTAATGGCGCAATTACAGGTGCAACTATAAACGAACGTGGATCATATCCTTATGCAGCAGGAGCACTTTCATCTGGTGCACAAACTGTAACTAATATTACAGTAACTAACCCAGCAGCAACTGGTGCTACTTTTACAGTAAATTACAATGCTAAAGAGGTTTTGATTACAGAACCTGGTTCAGGATATTCATCAGCAACAGTTACCTTTACACAATCAGTAACTGCTACAACTGTTAACTTGGCTGCTGATACAGGTGCAGTTAGCTCATCAACTAATCAAGAAAATGCGATTAGTATGACAGCACAGCTTCCAGGCGGATCTGCTGGTTTGGTTGATATTATCAAACAAGTATCTGGACGTAGATATAAAGTTACTGATGGAACACGCATTGGTATTGTCCAATTACAAGATTCTGCAGTATCTGGTGATGGGCAAGCTACAATCGTAGCAACAGATGCATCTAGTGCTACCTATTATGTTACAAAATTAACTGCACATAAAGCTACTTTAACACAAATTAGTGGCAGTTATGAATTTGCATCAGGCACAGCAGTTGCATGGACTATGAATGGTACAACGGGTACTAAAGCATACCCTGCACAACCATACCTAGCGACAGGTGTAAATGTTCAAATCGCAAATACTTAATTACAAAAACAAAAACTTGGAGGGCACTTTGCCCTCCTTTTAAAGGATTTATAAATGTCAAGAATATTAAAAGTTAGTCAAAGTGATTACAGATTACAAGTACAATCTGGTGGATCGATTACCTTAGATACAGGATCGAATGCTGGTACAGTTGTTATTACTGGGAATCTTGACGTTAAAGGAACCACTACCACTGTTGAATCATCAACTACTACTGTAAAAGATAATATTTTACAATTAAATTATGGTCAATCTGGTAATGGTATTAGCAGCACCCTTGGATATCAATCTGGTATTCAAATTGGTCGTGGTAATTACTCGGCTGCACAACTCATATTCGATGAAAATTTACAATTTTATGATTCTCAAACGGATTCAACTTTATCAGGCGCATTTAGTTTTAAAACTGAGAATGGGCAATTAGTTGGTATAAGAACAAATTCTATTACAACTGGTGGATTTGATTTAAGTCTTATTAGTTCTGGAACTCATATCGTATCGGTTAAAGGTACAACTGATTATGAACAACATGTATTAAATTATACAGATTGGCTTACCCCAAGTGGTTTACTACCACATAGTGGTCCGATTACATTAACAGATAACCCAGATGCAATTCCTAATACACAGGCACTGGCTGATTATGTAGAATCTGCATTTTATTATTATGGGCCACATTTTATTCAAGAAGGTGATACCAAAGTTGAAACATTTGATGCATCAGCTGGTCGAACCCCAAGTAGAATAACATTTAATGTTGATGGTTATGAATATGGTAAATTTACCACTGATGGTCTTACTGTTGGAAACATTAATGTTAAAAGTAGCAATATAAAGACAATCAATACGAATAGTAATTTAACCATTTCAGCTGATGGCACTGGTGTAATTAATTTATTGAATAAAACCAATATAAAAAATGATTTACATGTATCAGGTGTACCATATGGTACAGCTCCAATTGTAACTAATGTAATTTACGTCACCATGGATGGTTCTGATACTAATGATGGTTCCGCACAGGATTCTACAAGAGCATGTAGAACTATTGGTGGTGCAATGAAATCAGCTTTATATAATGCTGGTACATCCATTAAAGTTTCACCTGGTCATTATTTAGAAGATAATCCACTATTAGTTAAACCATATACATCTATTATTGGTAGTGATTTAAGAACTACAACGATTGAACCTATTAATAAAACTCAAGATTTATTTCATGTTCAAAGTTCGTGTTATATTGCTCAAATGCAATTTATTAATGGTAGAAGTGGAATTGTAAATCCAAACTACGACCGTGGTGCGTATGCAGTATCGTTTCCAACAACTGACAAAATAGATTTATATAAATCTCCATATATTCAGAATTGTACTAATCAATCTGGTCCTTGGTTATTTGATGGTACTATGTTTGTACCTAATCAAACTGTACAAATTCCATTGGCGGTTGCAACCACATCTTTTGACAATAATCAAACAACCATTACAGTAACATTTACTGAAGGGTTATCAGATTTAACAGCTGCAATTGCAATAAATCCTAATATATCAATCAACACTGCTCCTCAAGACCAAGGTTTCTTTTCCGCTAGAACATTGATTTTAGCAAATGAATCATTCATTAAAGAACAAACTATTGCATATATTGAACAAACATACCCATCATTGAATTATCAACGTGAAAAATGCAGAAGAGATATTGGATACATTTTAGAAAATATATTATTTGATGCAACATTTGGAGGGAATTCAAAATCAGTTGAAGCTGGTGAATTTTATTGGAATGGTGTTACTAGTGTAATTAGTGGTGAACAAACACAAACTAATGCAGCATTGGAATATATCATTAGTTTGATTACTGATATTATTAGTAATAATGAAATTGATATAGATAGATTGAGTACTACTGGAACAACTATTACTGGCTCCAACATCATTACTGATATTTCATCTGATGCTATAAAACAAATTGTTGTTGGTAAATTAATAACCGGTACTTATATTCCTAATAACACGGTTGTTGAATATGTTGATAATGTTAACTATACGATTACTATATCCAATAATGCAACTGATAGTGGTAGTACTACATTTACAACTAGTCATCAAATTTTTAACAGTAATTTAACTAACGGTAGCATAGCATTATATGCATTAACTAGAAATATTCAATTAATTGAATCTATTATAACATCTAAAACTAACATACCAGAAATTTTTTATAGTACTGGTGCTGAAACTGGTTTAGTTAGCGCAGAAATATTATTACAAAAAAATAGATTATTCATTCAAAAAGAAATTACTGCTTATATAGCTGTAACATATCCGCAGTTTACATATAATATTAATACATGTGAAAGAGATGTTGGATTGATAGTAGATGCACTAACACAAGATATTTTATTAGGTGGTAATGCAAATTGTATTAATGCTGGATTGTCGTATTATGAAGCAGCCGACCTATTAATAGTTGGTGAAGTATTGCAAACTAGAAGTGCTTTAGATAGATTAGTTACGATTGCTAAATTAATTGTACAAAATCAAGCTGTATCTAAAACGTCAGGAAATAATCAAACACAATATACTAATAATAATCTTGAACGCGGCGTAATTACTGCAACCGAGCCATCAATTATTTCTAGAAATATAGAAATAATAAAAAATATCATTACAAATGGTCCAAGTTCACAACCTATAAAATACAGTGGTAGTGGTTTATTTTCTGCAACTGGTATAAGTGCTGATGACATTAAACAATCAACGAAGGTGTTAACACTTACACAGGTATCTGGAAACACATACAATGTGGTGTTAGATACACCAACAGTTGGTATTGGTACCAATTCAACCTTATATTTTGGGTATACTTCGGTCTATCCAGTAGTTGAATCTACTATACCTTCTCCTAGATGGGATAGTAGAAAAGTAGATCCTTATGGCTCTATGGGTGGTATGTTAGTAGATGGTAATCAAATTACTGATATTTCACCTATTAAATCATTTGTTGTTGATGCGTATACACAGGTAAACCAAGGTGGGCGAGGGGTGCGTGTAACTAATAATGGATATGCACAGTTAGTATCAGTATTTACATTGTTTAGTTCTATAGCCATTCAATGTGATAGAGGTGGAATTGCATCTATAACAAATGCTAATGCAAACTTTGGTGATTATTGTATGATTGCGAAGGGTTATGGAAAACGAGAATTTAAAGGAACTGTTTATAATCCACCAGAATTACCATTGTTTCCACAAGGTAAATTCCCATCAAAAAATATTATTGAAATATTTGTTCCAGACTTACAGCAAAGACCACACATATCATTAATTATGGAGGTTGAGCCACCAGCTGGATATATCAATAATTTAGGTACATCTGGATTTATCACATCAACATCAACTATATCAACTATAATAACTGGTTCATTGACTATTGATGATATTGATGTAACAAATATGTTTATTGGACAACTCGTATATCTACGAGATCAATTTGGTAGTTATTCTGACCCAATAACTGGGAATAATTACATAACCCCTGGTACTATAATTGTAGATATTGGCCCTAGAACATTGTATTTGAGTGTTCCTGTTAATAATGGAGGTGGTGATGCTAATAATCCAAACTATTTTAATTTATACACAGTTGGGAATGCATACTATACTATTATATCTAGTTCAGTTGCACCGAGACCAAATTCTGAAACATTAACTGAGAATGCATTGATATTACCAGCTGAACAAAAAGCACCACATTTAGCTGCATTAGAAAAATTGAAAACATTATTACAGGATATTGTACAGAATAATACAATCACAAGATTGCAAACATCTATAGCACAATATAAATCATCGGTTAATAGTAATTCTACAACATCTACCCGTATTGGAACATTAATCGATATAGTTAAAACTATTGTTGATAGTGGGATATCATCTGCTCCTACGGTGATAAAGACTGGGACAGTAACTACATCCGATGGAAATGCAAGTTCGTTAATTTTAAAAAATATAGATTTTCTAGTAGCAGAAATATATGCATTTATGAGTATAAATTACACATTTACATATGATATAACTTTATGTAAGCGAGATGTTGAATTAATCAGTAAGTGTATATCTGACGATTTGCTAGCAGGTGGAAACTATAATTCTGTTAATTCTGGATTATCATATTTTTCACGATCTGGAACTCATCATTATGTTACGATTGAAGAAAGTACATATGATTATAATTTATTTAAGCATGGTGCATTGGTTAATTTCTATCAAAGAAGTTATATGTCAGCATCTGGATACTTATTCGAGTATGTGGGTTCAGGTTCAAATTATAGTGCATTACCACAGGTAGGACGTTTCGATCCAATACAAAATAGAGAAGTGAATATGCTAGATGGTGGTAAAGTTTTCTTTACCTCTACCGATCAAAATGGAGATTTTAGAATCGGAACAGGGTTAGTAATTAGCCAAGCAACTGGTGTTTTAAGCGGTAGAACATTCCAGAAGAGCTTATTCGCAGAAATGACACCGTTTATACTTGCAATTGAAGGTTAAGAGGATTTAATTCATGGCATTAATACCATTAAACACATTTAAAACAAAAACTGCAGTGTTAACAACACTGAAATATAATCAAGTAAGATGCGCTAGAGATACTGCTTTAATAGTTGACTCAATTGCATATGACTTGATATATGGTGGGAACACCCAATCTACATTTGCAGCTGTTCAATATTGGGCACAAGGCTCTAGTAACATCCCTGGTGATATCCCACAAACATTGGCAGCAATGGAACATGCAAAAAAAGTTATTGTTCAGATTTTAAACAATCAAACAATAACAAAGTCTACGAGTAATTCTATAACTCAACCTACTCCAACTGCTCCAGCAGCATCAGCTGGTGATATTAATATAGTTATTTCTGAAATTGACTTGATTATGGATATCATTGAAAATGGTATAAGTGGTGTTACAGACAGGATCTCCCCAAATCAATCTAGTGGAGTATCATCCCGTGCTGCTACTATTTTGGCGACTAATAAATCATTCATTCAAAATGAAATTGTAGCGTATGTTAAAGATAATTTAATTGATGCTGATTATACATATGATAAAACAAAATGTAGAAGAGATTTAAAATTAATTATAGATTCTATTGTTTCTGATTTAAGATTCGGTGGAAATACTCAATCTACATTTGCTGGATTACAATATTGGTCAATGGGTGCAACTCAAATCGCTAATGAAACATTACAAACTCAAGCGGCTATCACTCATCTGAAGTCGTTAGTTGGTCAAGTTATTTTAAACGAATCAATCGATAAAACAGAAGCAAATACTCAATCACAGGTTATTAATAATACTAAAACTGGGACAACCACTAGCAAAGATGTAGCAGACGGTTTATTTGATACATTACTTGCTATATTGGTAGATGCAGCGGATGGGACAAGAACTAATGATGTAAGTAATCTTATAACTGCCAATTCTACATTAACAACTGACACTGGTATGATCAACGCATATCAAGCTATTATCTCAAATAAATTATTTTTACAAGAAGAAATTGTTAAATGGATAGATGCACAAACTACTACACCATTTGATAATGTAAATTTCATAGCTGCATATGATGATGCAGCGTCTGATACATGTTTCCGTGATGTTGGTTATATTTTAGATTGTATTTGTTTTGATATGAAATATGGTGGGAATAGACAAACCATCCAAGCAGGTGTTTATTACAATGGATTTGATCAATCAACCAGTATTTTAGCAGAAAAATCATTTGCTATTAATGCGTACAAGTATTTGAAACGAATAATTGGTGATGTAATTCAAGGGCTTCCAATTACAACAGTATATCAAGATATTTATAAACAGGATATCTCACTACCTGCAGGTGGATTAGTTCAAGCTAATATAGCTGTTGAAAATCTGAATCATATTATTGATATTATTATTGATAATCCAACCACAGTTGAAAAGAAACCGATCTCATTAAATCAATTAACTGATAAAATGTATGCATTATCAGCTGGTGCTTTGGTAACTAATGAAACATTTTTAATTGAGGAAGTTATCGCATATATCGATAATATAAACAATACTAGCTTCAATTATCCTAATTCTACATTATATAATGATACTAATAAATGCTTTAGAGATATGGGATACATTATTGATTGTATTTCATTTGATTTGACACATGGTGGGAACAGACAGGCTATTCAAGCAGGTGTTTATTATTATGGTCATTCATCAACAACATCAATTGTTCCTACTGAAAAATCAGATACATTAAATGCATATAATTATATGAGATATGTAATTGAAAATGTTTTAACATCTACTTCAGAACTGACATCTTCCTTAAATTATCCAGCAGCACCATATCAATTTGAAACACAGAAAGTGTCATTGGCAGTATCGAGTAGTACAGTAAACACCAGTGCAAGCGCACTGATTACTACACTAAATACTATTATTAACGCTGGACCACCATCTACTTCGCCTACTCCTATTAGTTTAACAAAAGTAACCGATACCAGTGGAGATTTGGATAAAGCATTTAATTTATTACAAGCTAATAAACCGTATATAGTAGCAGAAGTAATTGGATATATGAATTCATTAAAAACACCAAATACTACTAAAATTTATACTGCACCACCAGGTGTTACAGCAATTGTTTTAATGGCTCAAGTAGCAAATGTTACCGACCATGATATTAACATCACATTTGCACATTATCGTAATATCCCAGTATATGCAGATCCATCTACATTAAATGGAGCACAACCTGGTGATACTATAACGGAATTAGTGGATGGATTCAGCGTCCCTGCAAATGATTCAGCATCCTTAATCCAGGGGAAAATGATTATCGAAGCCTTCGATAGTATTATAGCTTATGCCAGTGAAGGTGCTGGTTTAAAAGTTACACTTAGCATATTAGAGACCGCCAATGCCTAAATTATTAAGTAATAGAGTAAAAGTCACTCCATCAGAACAATTATCACAATCTAGATATCAATATGTTGAATTGAATCAGGCCCAACCAGCCCTTGGTACTCCACTTACTGATAAGAGTGTCTTACTGGCTAATCTAGATGGTACAACAGAATGGGTATCACAGGCTGATATTACAGGAAATGTAGTACCAAATAAAAATACAATTTATGTATCAAAAAGTGGTAGTGATAGTAATATTGGTAATTCAATATCATCAACGAAATTAACAATCAAAGGAGCACTAACTGCAGCAACCGCTGGTACTTCTATTATAATTTATGCTGGTGATTATACTGAGGTAAATCCATTAGTATTACCAGAAAATGTTTCTATTATTGGGCAAGATTCACGGGTTAATGTTATACCAAAAAATCCAACTCAAGATGTATTTAAGCTTAATAGCGGTTCATCAATTGATGGTATTACCGTAGTTAACCACAAGTACCCAAGTTTTGCATTTAGTCTTAAAAGTAATGTTAACATTAAAATATCACCGATCATTAATAATTGTTCTAGTATAACTGGACCATTTTTAGCAGACGGTACATTATTTGTTCCGTTTGTTACTGTACAAAATGGTTCAATAACTCCAGGTGCAACACCATTATTAGATGCTGATGTACCAGTTGTTAATAAAAGAATTAATATAACTGGTGCTGGTGGAGGTATATTTATTGATGGTGGTGAAATAATCTCTCAATCATTGTATAAATCTGTAATTGTTGATCAATTTATTGCCTCTAATCAAGGTGGTATTGGTGTACAAGCCACCAATAATGCTACAATAATTTTACAAAATAGTATTTCTAAATTTTGTACTGTAGGATTTAAAGCAACTAATGGTGGATATATAGATTTAACATCATGTACTACAGAATATGGTACATATGGATTAGTTAGTGATGGGTATCTATCAACACCATATATCAACTCTGGTATAATTTCTGCATCACACTTTAGTAGTGTTAGTAATGTCTCTATCACAAATCAGGGTTCAGGATATGGTAGTACACCAACAGTTGTAGTTGGTACGCAATGGTCTACTGGTGCAACGGTTGCTACACATAGTCAACTTTTTTATGGATCAAATTTATATTTTGTAATGTCTGGTGGGGTTTTAGGGGCTATCGCTCCTACCTTTACTAATAGCACACCAACTGCAAATGGTACAGCAACATTATTATATACTGGTACAGCTGCTACTGCTACTGCTACAATGAGTGGTGGGAAAATAACAAATATCGCATTTACATCTGGTAGTGGGTATACAAGTATCCCTTCTATTACATTCGTTGGAAGTAATACTACGCCAGCAGAAGCTAGTGCTGAATTAACTGGAATATCTTTAGTTTCAGTTGGTAGCATTACTAAAAAACCACTAGTGAGTACATTAATATCATTCCAGTATAATCCAAATTACTACTATATTACTGATGCTACTGATGTAGTTGGTACTAATTCAAATATTAAAGTATCACCCGAATTGTATTATGTATTAGGAAATTATACTGCATCATTGTATTATGAAAGTAGAATTATTGCAAATGGTCATACTTCAAAATATATTGGAGCTGGGACAACATTAAATGCATTAGCAACCAATTCTGGAACTCCTGTTTATGCAAATGAGACTGTAGAATCAAATCACGGTAAAATATTTTATACTGGGGTTAATGAAACTGGGTTATATAAAATAGGTGATATTTTTACAGTGGATAATATCACCGGCGTATCATCTGTAAATTCAAATATATTTGATTTAACAAATGTAAGTGCAATAGGACCATTAAATCGCAGTGGTGTAATTTCTGGTGTTCAATTACGAGAAATAAGTGATGATATAACTTTAACAGCAACAACTGGGATACGTGATAGTTTTACAGCACCTACGCAACATGCGGTTTATACATTTTTACAAAATAACTACTTAGCATTAACCGGTGGAACTGTTGCAGGAACAGTAACTATTAATGATTTAATACTTTCAGGCAATATCATTACTAGTAAAAATACAAATCAAAGTATAATATTAAACCCAGTTGGTAATGGAAATTTAGATGTATCTGGGAGTAGGGTGATTAATTCAGCCACTCCAGTTAATAACACCGATCTTGCAACAAAGGAATATGTTGATAACGCAGTTACAGGTGTTGGTGATACATATCCATCCATTAATATTGGTGATTTTTATATTCACGGCGATGTGATTGAAAATACTATTAATGATGCTAATATTACCTTAACAACTAAAGGTACTGGACAAACAGTTATCACATCATTAATTGATAGTTCATCAAGTATTACTGGAGCATTAGTTGTGAATGGTGGGGTTGGTATTGCCACAAAATTATACGTTGGTGATAGTGTTTATTCTACTACATTTTATGGTAATTTAGATGGTGCTGCTACTACGGCTGGTACAGTAACTACTGCCGCACAACCTGCTATTACATCAGTTGGAGCCTTAACCAGTTTACAAGTTGGTAATATTAATATAAATGAAAACATTATTAAAAATACATCATTGGATGAAAACTTAATTCTTGGTGCGACTGGTACTGGTGATGTCATTCCGGAAATAGATAATACTATTGACTTTGGTTCAAATTCTCGTACTTGGAAAAAAGGATACTTCACTAATATAGCAGGTACATTAGATACAAGCTCACAGCCTAATATTTCATCATTGTCATCTAATGTTAAAATATTTGATAGTACATACACATTAACTCCAACATTAGATGTTGGATTTTCTAATACCAACAAATTTGAAATAGAAACACACCAAACTAGTAGTTCATTGACATATACTAAATTTGTTAATATTAGTTCGGGTACAAATAACAATTATTTTGAATTTCATCCAGATCAAAATTTAGCTCTAACAATTGCAAATGGTCTAGTAACTGTTGAAAACACTTTACATATTAAAAATACATTAACAATTGATAATCCTATTTTGAAATTAGGATTAGATACTACCGATATTGAATCTAATAATGATTTCGGGATATCATTTAGAAACAATTATAACATATATTCATATGTTACCAGTATCGATGTTACATCAACTGGTTCTGTGAATACGGTTATTATCAACTTAAATGATACCGTAGCAAATGCTAATATCACAACAAATGATACTATACATATTGCTGGAGCAAATCTAGTTGAACTTAATGGTACATGGAATGTAACAGTAGCATCACCATCTGCAACTACTGTCACTATTAATGTAACATCACAAATCCCGGCGACTACATATGTAGATCATCCATCTGTTATTTTATTAAACAAAATTGGATTCTTTGGGTATAACCATTCGAATGATTCATTTACTTTTATCCCTGATGCATTAATTAGTAATAATGATGTAACTGGATTAACTGGAACTATTAATGCAAAAATTAACAGTGATAAAGTGACTATTACATCTGGAACATTGGATAATGTTATTATTGGTGGAACTACCGCAAATACTGGTATATTCACTAATGTGTTATCTGACCAAGTTACGGCCCGAACTACAATATCAATTCATGACGCTAATGGTTTTGGTGTAATTTTAGATACTTTTAATAAAAATCAAATTGATTCAGCAAAATACGTAATAAAAATTAAAAATACAACAACTAATACTATAACAGTGCAGGAATTTTTATTAGTACAAGATACTGTTGATATCTATATGACTGAATATGCTGTTATTAATACAGGTATTTCATTTGGTGTTTTATCTGGTAGCTTTGATGGGAACAGTGTAAATGTGGTGTTCACACCATCAACAAATAACAATATTTTAATAAAATTAATAAAGTTTTACACATAAATAGACATATAGGAGATTTTACGAAATGTCAACAACTAATAAACAGTTTTTAACACGAGCTGGAGTAAACCTTCCAGCTGGTACAAGTACACAAGCACCATTAATATTCCAAAATGGTACCAATTTAACCACACCTGTGATTGGTGCAATGGAGTGGGATGGATATAATTTAACAATAACAGAATATTCATCGAATGGGACTAATAGTTCTGCTCCTGCAACAACTGTTCGTAGAACACTTGCATACAATGATTCAACATTATTACCAAAAGTAGATACTTTAACTGCCAATGGAACAACACAAGCTACTACAACTGCTAAAATTACTAACGATGTGGTATATGTTTCTGGTGCATCTGTATCAACTGGACCTGGGTACAATGGTGTAATATTGCCACCAGCGGTTCCAGGTAGAAAAGTAACGATTATTAATATAAGTACTAATCCTATTAACATATGGCCATATCCAGTAGTATCTGATTTAACCGGTGTTAGTTCAACTGGTACAACATTAAATGTTAGTTCAACTACTAATTTATACCCTGGTATGATTTTAACTAATACCAATTTTGTTGGCGGCGTTGCAAAAATTATTAGTATTACAGGTAATACAACTGTAGTTATTGATGCTACTCCTACTACTGCACTATCAGGCGCAACAGTTTCAATCTCAAATGGTGGTACTGGAAGAATTAATGGAAGTGCTGTTAACCAAGCATATGCATTGGATAAATCATCATCTATTGAAATGGTGGCATATGATTCCGTATACTGGTATACCTTGGCAGCAACTCCGCTTAATGCGACTGGGGTTAGCACCTCAAATTATACAATCGGTGACTTGATTGTTGCAAATGGTGCAACTTCATTAGGTGTTATTAATGATATTGCTGTTGGTAGCGTATTGTTATCAGGAGGAGTCGGTGCGTCACCAACCTATGGTAAAGTAAATTTAACAACGGTTGTAAGTGGTGTATTACCAGTTGCTAATGGTGGTACTGGGACTGATGGTTCTGGATTAGTAGCATCTGGAAGTTCATATAATATCGTAACTACTGGCGTTACCTCATTGAATATAGGTAGTGCCGCTACATCTATCAATATTGGCGCATCTACTGGTACTACAACGATTAATAATGATTTAACAGTTGCTGGTAACTTAATCGTAAGTGGTGATCAGGTTATCAACAATACCACGAACACTTCTATTGAAGATACTATTTTTGAAATGAACCATCCATCAGCGGGATGGTTGTCTTCTGATTCTGGTGCAGATATTGGTACTAAATTTGATTGGTTCAAATCATCTGGTAATTATCATATTGTTACAGGTGGTTCATCAACTGGAACTACTTGTACTTTAAATGTTCCAGTATATATACCAGCTGGTGCTATTATAACTATTGCTGGTGTTACACCAGCATCTTTTAATGGTACATTTGTTGTA